CGGATTACCTCCGCTTGCATGAATATCGGTATCGATCAGGCCCGGTCGCACCGCATTGACCCGGATGCCCTTTGGCGCCAGTTCCTTCGACAGGCCGATGGTCAGCGTATCGAGCGCGCCTTTCGCTCCGGCATAATCCACGTATTCAAAGGGCGATCCAAGACGTGACGCCATGGACGAAACGATGACGATGGCGCTGTCGGGCTGCAAGCGTCGCGCTGCCTCGCGGGCGCATAGATAGGTGCCGTAAACATTCACGTCGAACATGGTTTTCAGGCGCTCGGCGCTCATGTCCGCAAGCGGCATCGTCTGGGCCACGATGCCGGCGTTCAGGACCACGCCTTTCAGCGGACCAAGCTCCGCTTCGGCCTTGTCGAACATGGCGATCACGTCCTCTTCGCTGGATATGTCGCCCTGGACGGCCAGCGCTTTCGCACCAAGCCTCGCTGCCTCGGCCGCTGTTTGGTGCGCAGCCCGTTCGTTCCCGGCATAATTCAAGGCCACGGACCAACCCTGCGCCGCACTGCGCAGGATAGCAGCGCGACCGATGCCGCGACTTCCACCAGTGATCAGAACGTTCCTCATGCTCTCCTCCATGCCAACCATGGCAGAGGTAATCCGATTTGCACTTTATGTGCAAAGGAAAGATCGTACGAAAATATAGGTTTGGGGGAGGAAGGGGTTGAAGCGGCGGGATACGAACCCACGGAGTTCCACCCGGGACCGCCTCAGGGATGCGCAATCATTTCAATCACTTCATTTTGTTAGGCATCCGAAATCAAAAATGCAATCGTTGCAAGGCGTGCTATTGGCCTCCCGCTTGACTGGAACACGGGGGCACTCACAAGTTTTCCCCTTGGTTTTCTCTCGTTCCGAATCTTTGTCTTAATTTACAATAGCCTGGCAGAGATTCTTCTGCGCTGTTTCGGATATCGGCATTCCGTTATTTCTAAGAAACTCCTCAATGGCGAATTCCGGCGTGTGACCAAGGCCGATTTGGGTATTAGCCATAACCTTGCCATTGGAGCGAACAGCTCCAGCAATATAAATGGTCTTGCCTTCGGATTTCTTGATCGGGTCAAGTTTATAACCGACCCACGCGCCAAATCTTTCTGACGCAAATTCGCTATACGTCCAATTGCGACGATTATTGTCACGCCTGGCGATCATTGGCCCCCTCCCAATAGTTCCCCAACGCGCTGCAAGTAACCGCAATTTTATAGTGTAGTCAAACTCCTCTTCACTCGTTCTGGACGAATTTCCGTGTTCGGGGATTGGCTCCCCACATTCCCCTTGCCGGGCTAATTACTGGTAGTGGATTTTTCTTTTGAAACAGCGGGGAGTAAGTCGGGAAACAGTACGGGATTTTTCGGTATTGTTCCGGACTTCTGGCGCTCTTTACGGGATCTGGATTCCGTTTCGTTCCCTTCAATGCCATTGCAGTCCCGATTGAAAGGAATTGCAAGGCATTAAATTTTAAGGGGAAAAATGGTCGGAGCGGCGGGATTCGAACCCACGACCCCTTGACCCCCAGTCTTGTAATGACCGTTATCTGGCTATTTATGGTGTTGGATAGATAAGTGCAAGCTATTGAAAATCCAACATCATCCAACCGGCGCACCATTGACCGAATGATGGTTGTCACGTAAATTCTGGCTACATAGTGGCTATACGGAAGGTCGGCATGGCAAAGTTAAAGATATCGGCAGGTACGGTTGCGGAGCTCATGGACACTGAGATACCAAACAAAACGACCTTTTATTTCGATACAGAATTATCCGGTTTTGGGCTGTATCGGACCCCTTCAAACGTCGGGACGTACTTCGCCGAATATCGTCCAGTAGCAGGTGGCAATAAGAAGCGCGTCAAACTCGGACGTGTTGGGATATTGAAGGCCAATGACGCTCGAGAAGCTGCGCGCAAAGCTATCGCGAATGCGGCACTGGGCAAAGATTTAGCTAAAGATCGGGCAATGGAGCGAGCTAGCTTAACGGTCCATGAGCTGGTCGAAAAATACATTGATGAGTTTGTTTCACAGAAGAAAAAGGCGTCCTCTGCGGAATTCTATCGGACCATGCTGCGCAAGCATATTGTTCCGAAACTCGGTTCTATCAAGGCGGTGACATTGACACGGATCGATATCCAGCGCGCGCACACCGCAATGTCAAAAACAGCCAAGATTTCCGCAAACCGATCAATGAAATTGCTTTCCGCGGCTTTTAACTGGGGTGGCAAAAATGGTCATGTGCCGGAGAGCTTTAATCCAGCAAGTGGCATCGAGTTAAATGAAGAGACTGAGCGCGAACGGTTTTTGAGTGAAGCTGAAATGGTTCGCCTTGGCGACGCGATGCATGAAGCCGAGACGATAGGATTGGAAGTAAATGCAGGCGATGCGAAGCATGCTCCTAAAGGGCAGCGCGTGAAGATGAGCATTGCAGTTACAGGAGCCTTCCGGCTTTATATGCTGACGGGCTGCCGTTTGAGGGAGATCCTGCATCTGCGCTGGTCGGATTTGGACCTCGACCGTGGGATCGCATTTCTTCCAGATTCAAAGGTTGGAAAGCGCACCATCTTGCTGTCAACAGCAGCCGTTTCGGTGCTAGAGAGCATTCCCCGGATCGGAATATACGTGATCGCCAGCGATACCGCTGGAACGCAGAATGAAAAGCCAAGGGCCGATTTGAAGCGTCCATGGGCGTCGATAACGAAACGGGCTGGCCTTGAGGGGCTTCGCATTCATGATCTTCGTCATAGCTTTGCAAGCGTTGGTGCCTGGTCTGGTCTTGGACTTCCGGTCATCGGGAAACTGCTTGGGCATGCGGATGTAAAAACTACGGCCCGATACGCCCATATAGCGGACGATGCCGCACGGCGCGGGGCTGATGTGATTGCGGAGCAGATCGCTGCAAAGATAGGGGGCAAGTGATGGCTAAACTTCCATTTGTGGTCAGCATTCAGGCAATTCCGATCGAAGCCGCTCTCTCAGAAGGCAGAACGGAAGATGCGAAAACAATGGTTGTCGAACGACTGCTATCCGGTGACGCTGACCCGACAGTCCAGAAAATCGCCGCTGAGCTGATCAAGCCTAAAAAGGGCGGCCGCGGACGAAGGAAGGCGCATACCCGATACTGGCTGGATATCGGAGAAATGTATAACGAGCTTCGAGATCAGCAGATGAAAAGGGAAGAAGCGCTCGGACAAGTCGCAGACCATTTCGGAGTCAGTGAGACGCACGTCCGAACAGCGGTCAAAGAATATGACGCCGCGAAGGAAGCGCACGACGAAGCGTCTCGAAACAGTGACAAGGCAAATTAATCCCATTTTTTTGCCTAAAAATTCAACTGCAACAGTGTCATATTGCATCCACCACCACACCACCGACCAACAACACGAGGAGAAAAAATATGGGAAAGAACGTTCGCGTTCTGGAAGCTGCAGAATATCTGTGCCTATCGAAAAGCAGCTTGGATAAGATGCGCTGTTATGGCGGAGGACCGAAATATTATGAACTCGGTCGCGCCATCATTTATAATACCGACGATTTAGACGCATGGCGCAATGAGCGTGCCGTTTTTGGCATGAAGGCTGACAATCAGAACTCTGTAGCGAAGCAGGTGGCGTAACCATGCCGAGCATCACCAAGACTGAAGGATGGCGCGCCGCGCGCTCCATCATCATGGATATTGCGCTGACCGAGCGAACGGAATTTCGCGAAGACATCCGCCTTGTCACAAAACTGGTTGATGGGCCGAGGATGCTTGCGGTCTACGTCGATGATGCGTTTGAGAAAACGAATATCCTGATATCGCTATCCAGTTTACTTGAAGAGTTTGCAGGACGCGACTATGCGCTGGATTACGGGGCGGCTTTGCGGGACATTAATGATGACCGTTTCCGGCGGGGCAAGACAGTTTTCCCGATTTCGTTTGCTGATGAAAAAGGCAATCCAGACAATGTAATTTACATTTCGGATTGGCTCGCAAGGCGTGCTGCGATGGCAGACGAAGCCGCCGCCTAACACCCACCATCGCCGAAATGCATGTGCAACTGCCCGCGCCACAGGTAGTTGCGCTCCTAAATACGAGGAGAATTTATGAGCAAAACAGAAGCTTTCCCCGTCGCTTTTGTTCCCTACCGCATCGAAGCGGCGACGCCATATCTGCGCTGGAACGCTGGCGAGCTGGAACAGGCATGGGGAATTACGAGCCATGACCCGCAAGGCCCGGAAACAGGATATCGGACCGAATGGCGCCCCGTGCCGCATCACAGTGAGCCGCTCTCCTGCGACGATCCAAGCGCACCGCGATTCCACTAATCACCAACCACACCACCACTACTGAACACGAGGAAACACCATGGCTGATGAACCTTACTATCACGAGGGCATGCAGTGCTACGTGAACTCTATCCATTACGATTTTCACACGAAGACCGGCACAGTCTTTATGGAAGAGGATGCCTGCACTGATATGTCGGGATGCATTGCATTCTTTGAACGCATAGACCCGCAGGCGCTGCTTATCAGGACGCTCGCAGGAGAAGAAGACGACACGGTTTATCGGCGCGGTCCACGCCGTTGGTCCGCATTTGCACCGGGCGTTCTGTAACCATGGCCGCACGAATTTTCAACATCACCCCCTCGCGTCGCGGCGAGGGGAACACGCTCGCTTGGTTTGATGCGGAGTTCCCGAATGGCGTCAAGATTTACCGGCTAAAACTGGTCGAAACGCGCAACGGGCATCGGGTTTATGGGCCGCGTGATCATATCGGCCAAACCATCTCTTTGCCGATCGATCTTGCCGATCAACTCGCCATCCTTGCAGTCTCACAGTGGAAAGCAGTTGCCACCAATGACAATCATCGACGTTAAATCTGCTGCCGCAATTCTAGGCGGTGATACCTTTCGTGGAAATCGCGTTCTATGCCCGGGACCTGGGCACAGTAAGAGCGACCGCAGTCTACAGGTCGTGTTCAAGGCAGACGGCAGTTTTACCGTCACATCCTATGCGGGCGACGATTTTCGAGACTGCCGTGATTACGTCAAAGCGCGGCTCGGATTGAGCGATGAACAGCCCGTATCATTTGCAACGCCATTGCCGGTGATTGACGTCGACAAGCTGCGCAAGCAGCAGACCGCGGCGGATATCTGGTCGAGGTCCATACCTATCGCGGGCACATTGGCTGAAGCATATCTCCGGTCGCGCCGTCTATCATATGCAGGTGACGCTCTGCGCTTTTGGCCAGGTGGTCGCGCCATGGTCGGATTAATCACCGATACTATAACGGGCGTCCCCATCGGTATTCATCGCACTTTTCTCGATCGCGATGGCAAGCGTACAGCCAAGAAGATGCTTGGAGCCGCCGCTGGTGGGGTTGTTCGCCTGTCAGGCGACGATGAGGTGAGTACCGGATTGTCAATCTGTGAAGGAATCGAGACGGGCCTTAGTGCGTTGCGTTTCGGTTATGGGCCGGTATGGGCCTGCTTGTCGGAAGGCACGATGCGCCGATTTCCAGTGATTGATGGTGTCGAGGCGCTGACAATCTTTGCAGACAATGACCGGAACCGCGTTGGCCTGCGTGCCGCGGACGAATGTGCACGCCGTTGGCATGAGGCAGGCCGTGAGGTGACGATTATCGCCTCTGAAACGGTGGGCGAAGATATTGCAGATATAGCAGAGAGGACAGCGGCATGAAATCTAACTGCGCAGTGACCAATATCAGGTCAGCCATTGCCGCGTACCTGCGGCACCGTTCCGGCATATCGCTAATTGAGATGTGTCGCGACATAGTCGGGTTTGCCGGGGACAAAACCTGGATCATTGCCGACGCTAATCTTGTTGTATGGCCGGGCATGTCGGATGAAGCCGTCGAGGCGATGATGGCCATGATAGTTGCAGAAGAAATTACGCCGACAGTCACCACACCCTTTGTCTACCTCTATGATGGCGGCATGCTGGATATGCCGGTAGCTAAGAGCCTCAAGCATTACAAAACAAAGCGCTGGATACCGCTGGTCTTTGCAGGAGGTGCTGCATAATGGTGGCCATACCCGGAACGAAAAGCGTCGTCTACGATCCCGATAAGCCTGCGCCGGAATTACAGGCGTCTAACGACAATGACCCAGCCAAGGGTAAGCAAGTCCTCAATCTGCGAGACTGGACATCGTCCATTTACGCCAGTGAACCGCCTCCGGTGGAATACCTAGTCGATGGCGTGATCGAAAAGGGAATTCCTGGCCTGATCGCTGCTATGGGCGAGGTCGGTAAATCCTACCTCATGCTGGAGCTTGCGCGACGAGTGGCGTTCGGTTCATCTCGTTTTGCCTCTCCAATTTTCGGGGGGCAAGTTGTTCAGGAGGGTACGGCGGTCTTTCTCACGGGCGAGGATGACCGCAACGCACTTCATAGGCGTATGCATGCAATCGACCCGGAACAGGCCCGCTTGACCGCGCGCAATGAACGGTTAATTGCAGTTCCCCTTCCATCGGCGGCGCCATCGATCCAGCCCTATTGGGTCGAGAAGAAGGGAGAGCTTATCGAAACCGAAGCCTGGTCTCGTCTGAAAGACCAACTGCTGTCGTTTTCCGATCTCCGTCTGGTTGTTCTGGATCCGTTGCAGTTGCTGGCACTTCTGCCATTGAATGAAGACCCAGCGGCGGGGCAGTTCGTTTGTGCGTCGATTGCGTCATTGGCGGCAGAGAGTGGCGCTAATGTTTTTTTCACGCATCACATGAACAAGGGCGCAAAATCGATCGCAAATCTGGCGGATGCCCGCGAAGCGGTGCGCGGCACAACCGCCATCGTTGACGGTGTGCGCGTTGCATATGGCCTGTGGTATGGCGACGAACAAAAAAGCAAGGCGATATGCAAACAGATCGGCATCCCGTTCACGTTCAACCGTATAGCGTACGGCGGCGTTCTGAAGGCAAACGGTGCGGCCAAGCGCATTCTGACCACGTATTCGCGAAATCCTTCGGGGCTTCTGGTCGATGCTAACGCACGACTTGGTGGAGATTTCATCGACCAAGACGATCTTCGTACAGCATTGGTTATAGCCATTGAAGCCGCCGCAGCTGATGGACAGCCCTTTGCAAAAACAGGACAAGCCGGATTGTTTGAAAACAAGGAGCGCTTGCCGGAAGATTTGCGTGGACTGTCCAAGCATAAAATGGGCGAACTCGCCGACAGCGCGCTAGACCGTGGCGAGATTGTCAGGGCTACAGCCAAGGGTGAAAAAACACCCAAGTGGCTTGATGTTCCGGGCGGACAATTCGCAATTGGCATCGGCGAATTCAGGGTCGGGGCGATACGAAAACCCGTTCCCGGATGACGCCGGGAACGCATCGTTCCCACGGGAATGGGAATGTCTTTTTTAATGATTTCAATCACTTAGCGTTCCCATTCCCGGCGTTCCCGGAACCCGGCGGGAACGGATAAGCTATTGATTTTAAAGGCGTTCCCGCGTTCCCGGAATTTACCCCTACTACGTAGGGGAAGGCGTCTGGGAACGCCATCCCCCAGTTATGCGAATAACAGCCTTGCCGTCTGTGGCTCATTAACACCGCATTTATCAAACGACCACACCATCACTATTGGCCTCAGCAGCCATCACCACAACACGAGGAGCACACATGTCTAATCTTCTGAAAAACATTCAATCCGCACTCAAGGCTGTATCAGAAATTGAGCGCCCCGATCTTTGCGACGGAGAAGCTGCATGAGCGCGGTTCTACGGCAGCCGACGAGCGACATGATGATCGAAGTAGATCCTCACCAGTACGTCAATTGGCTGAGCGCGATGCAGAACGGTCTTATCGTGAAGAACGATCTATCATCCAAGCGACAATACCAGCGGCGCGAAATCGGAACAGGGCGCACATCCTCGGACGTCCGGGATACAGCTGGCGCCAAGGAAAGCCGAGAGGGCGCGATCTTCGACCGGGCCGCAACGCCGATCAACATTTTCGCGGCTCCAGCCGGACCGGTTCAGAATCCCTATAGAACCAAGACGCGCTGGCTGCGCGATCAGTCTGGCGCCCTGGTTAGGGACGAACACGGTTTGCCAATGCCTGAGCCGCGCAAGGTGATGCGCCGGTCATCAGTGACGGACCCGCGTACTGCAGCTTGGCGGAGTATTTCAGGCCAGAAAGTGCGCATCGCCAAAACTTGGACGGAGGGGAAAATGAAGGAAGAACATTCACCGCAAGAACGTGAACTCGGCCGGGCGATTGCTTGCTATCGCCGCGTCATAGCTGAAGAAGCGCTGACTGCGGCATTGGAAAAGGCGAACAGTCGGCGCGCCGAACTTGCAGAATCTGCGGCCAATGACAATGAGCCTCAACAGGGTTGGGAACTGTTGCGGCAACTCCGCCGTGATCATCGCCATGACGATATCGAGGTTGTCGAACTGTATCGCGGATTGTGCGGCCTGATTGCCAGCAATCCGCTGCAGGGCGCCGACTATGGATATGATGCATCTGCGGAGAAGGAATATCGAACCTTAAAGCTAAACGGTGTGGAGGAAGTAGACGAAGCTGCTTCCAAAGGATGGCAAGATAACGCGGTGCCTGGCGGTGAGATTGAATACAAGGAAGTCCGGAAGCGCGGCTCCGATGACCCAAACTGGACTATTCCAGCAAAGCAAAAGGTAGTCGGGAAAGACCCTACAAATATCAAGGCACGCCCATTCGCCGTGAAATTCAATGAGAATGTCATGATCGCGAAAATCGATATGCGACCCGTTCTGGAGGAATTGCGTGCGTCTCTAGGCATTGGCCTGGACGCGTTCGAGGACGCGGTACTTGCGGGCAAGACATTGACAGAGATCGGCGAGGCCCGAGGCTATAAGCATCGTCAAGCATCATCGGTCGGCAAGGAACTTGTTTATGCGTCCATCGGTGCTCTCCGTGTGGCGTGGCAAAAGATCAAAACGCGCCAGCGGAAAGAGGCGAAGCAGGCCATGCGGAATGTGCAGCGTGCCCGCGAGCGTTTGGAAGCGCAGCAATACAAGCGCGCCGCATAGTGAGGTGTACGTCAAACCCGCTCCCAAGGGTATAAGAGAGAGAAGAATGTAATCCAGAAGCCCGGTCGCAAGCCGGGCTTTTTCTATTTGAGATCAGCGTGGGTTTGCTCCTTTCCCCACGCTGAGCTGTGAAGACGGTTTCTCCTCCCGTCGTAGCAGCCCACACCGGGTTGAGCGCTGTCCCCGGCGCTCCCCGGTGTTTTGGTTTCTTCTTACGTGGTCGCGCCACGGACCGCACGCCAGTGGGATAGCGTGGCAAAACAAGCCCACACAGTTTCAGCAGGGTAGAGAAGCAGCATCTCGCAAGGTTCATACCCTTGAGATCGTCGGTGCAATTCCGACCCCTGCAACCAGTTTCGCCGACCATTCGGCACCCTGCGCGTGAAAGGCCTCCATCCTTGTCGCGGGGACTTTTCTTTAAGAGGGAGTAATCATGGCATATCAACTTGAACGCACGCCCACGACATCATGGTGGGACACGAACGCAGTCGACAGTCTTGCTCGTACCGTTCATGAGCCGGAAGCAACGTTTACCGGTCTGATCAATAAGGACGGAAAGCGCATCATGCGCACGATGGATCAGATTGGCTTCGTACGGAACCATGACAGACCTACGCAGCGCTGACGCAAAGAAGTACCGCCGACATTACAAGTCGGCGAAGTGGAAGCGCATTCGCGAAACCCAGCTTCGTATGCAGCCTCTCTGCGAATATTGCCTGCAATCGGAAATCGTTGAACCGGCTACAGTCGTGCATCACAGCGACGGTGGTCACAAGGGCGATGAACATAAGTTCTGGACCGGACCTTTCGTGTCGCTTTGTAAGCCCTGCCACGATCGTGATGGCCAACGCGAAGACCTCGGTCAGACCGTCATCCGATTCGACGCCGAAGGCTGGCCCATCGGGTGATGTGGCCGAAAAGACACACCCCCGGGGGCTATATCGGTCTCTCCAGGCATAGGCGGGCGGGAACCGGCGATGGGCGAACGCGCACGCAAAACCAATTCAGATGTTGAGATGAGGATTTCATGGCTAGACCAAGAAATCCCCTCGCCAAGGCGGAGGCGGAGGGGAGAAACGTTACGCACCCGACCCGCTTCAAGGGACGGAAAGAACCGAAAGCGGTTGCCAATATCGGTAAGGCACCAAAGTGGATGAATGCCGAGCAGACCAAAGTCTGGAACTTGTTTGCGAAGGAACTGCCTTGGCTGAATGGTTCCCATAGATCGCTGCTCGAAATCGCCACCACGATCCGAACGCGCGTTATCGCGAATGAGGAGGTCGGCGTGCAAGCGTTGAACCTCCTGCGGCAGTGTCTCGGTCAAATGGGCGCTACGCCATCCGATGCAACTAAGGTCTCCATGCCAGATAGCGGCGAGGAAAAGGACGATTTGGTAGATGACTAAGACGCCGGCGCTTGATCGCGTGAATGCTTACGCGCGCGCCGTGCTCGATGGTGTTGAAGTTGCGGGGCCGCATGTTCGGAACGCCTGCCAACGCCATTTTGACGATCTGGCGCAAGCGCATGAACGCGGTTATTTTTGGGATGACGCTAAAGCCAATCGTGCGATGCGGTTCTTCGAAGAGCGACTGAAGCTGAACGACGGTCAGTTCGACGGTAAGCCTTTCCGACTGCATGCCTCACAGGCTTTCAAGCTGGGCTCGATCTTCGGTTGGGTGGATTCAGACGGCAATCGTCGTTTTCGCCGTGTCTATATCGAGGAAGGCAAAGGTAACGGCAAGTCACCCTTTGCAGGTGGCCTCGGCCTCTATGGGCTGATGTCAGACGGCGAGGCGGGCGCGCAAATTTATGCAGCCGGCGCGAAAAAGGAGCAGGCCCAGATCCTTTTTCAGGATGCCGTTAAAATGGCAAGGGCAGCTCCAAAACTGTCAAAACGCATAACCTTCAGCGGCGGCATTGGACGCGAGTTCAACATCGCCTTTCTTGAGAAAAAGGCATTCTTTCGTCCGATTTCCAAGGATGCAGGTAAAACCGGCAGTGGCCCCCGACCGCACTACGCTTTGTGCGATGAGGTGCACGAACATCCTGACCGCTCAGTCATGGAAATGCTGGAGCGCGGGTTCAAATTTCGACAGCAGCCGCTGCTTTTCATGATCACGAATTCGGGCAGTGACCGAAACAGCGTTTGCTGGGAGGAACATGAGCACGCGGTTCGGGTAGCGGCTGATGACGACTTCAGTTATGTCGGTGAGGTGATCGACGACACGACATTCGCCTATGTCTGCGCTCTGGACAAGGGTGACGACCCGCTCGAAGATCAGTCTTGCTGGAAGAAGGCTAATCCGCTTCTTGGTGTGATTTTGACCGAGAAGTATCTGGCTGGTGTAGTTGATCAGGCCAAACAGATACCGGGCAAACTGAACGGCATTCTTCGGCTGCATTTTTGCGTCTGGACCTCTGCCGACAAGGCTTGGATGCCACGCGAGACTGTCGAAGCCGTTATGGATGACTTCGACCCGATTGAAGAGCATCGCGGTAAGCAGTTGTTCCTTTCCGTCGACTTGTCCGCCGCGCGCGATATGACGGCCTTGGCTTGTGCCGTCAAAACCGGCACCAAGACCATGGAACGTGAAGACGGATCGACCATCGAACTGCCGACTTTCGACGCATGGATTGAAGCATGGACACCAGCGGAAACGCTGAAGGCCCGCGCTCTGGCTGATAAAGCACCTTACGATGTTTGGGTAGAGCAGGGGTTTCTGAATGCCTCGCCTGGCAAGCGAATAAGGTTCGATTTCGTCGCGCAGCGGGTCGCGCAATTGTCGCAGGAATTTGACATAGAGGGCATCGCATACGACCGATACGCTTATGACAAGTTCCGCGAGGAACTGGACGCAATCGGCGTTGAAGTCGAGCACATCCCGCATCCACAGGGCGGCAAAGTTCGTGCGAAAGCCAGCGAAAAGAAGATCGAAGCGGCGAAAGCAGCCGGTTTACCCGAGCCTAGAGGCATGTGGATGCCAGGATCTGTCACGGAGCTTGAGAACGCCATTATCGATGGTCGCGTCAGGCTTCGGCGTAATCCAGTGCTCATGACTGCCCTGATGGGCGCCACCTTCGATCGCGATCCGCTCGACAATCGATGGTTCGTCAAGACGAAGGCATCGGTACGCATAGATACTGCCGTGGCCCTAGCAATGGTTACGGGTTTTGCAGCCGATACACCTGTCGAGGTCAAGTCCTCGCTATCGCCATGGGACGACCCAGAATTTACTCTAACGAAAGCAGCCTCATGAGGATACTTCAGCGCTTCTCGCGTTCGCGACGAGAAGCTGATATCGAGCAGCGCGCCAGCCCAGAAGCCGCTGGTGTACCGGTTAGCGCCGAAAATTTTCTAGCTTACTTTGGCGTCCAACCAGTCAACCTTCCATCTGTCACGATCGAAAGCGCCTTGACCGTTCCCGCGGTTCTTGCTGCGGTTTCGTTTCTATCCCGTACGATGGCCGCTTTGCCTCGTCACGCTTATCGTGATGGCAAAGGCGGTTCCAAGCGTCTGGGCGGAAAGCTAGAGACTGTCGTGAACACAGCTCCGAACTCTGATATGGGCGCTTTCAAGTTCTGGCAGTACTTTTGGCAGCAGGTTTTTACTGGCGGTCGTGGTCTGGCTTGGATCGAGCGATCGGGAAAAGAAGTTTTGGCTTTGTGGCCGATGGACCCGACCAAAACCACCGTCAAGCGAAAAGGTCTGGCTGTTGTCTACCGATTTGACAACAAGGAATATCCAGCCGCCGACGTCATAGACGTGCCGTTCATGTTGCGGGCCGATGGAATTCGACATTTCGGCCCTATTGCTCAGGCAGCCAAGGCGATTCAGCTTGCCATCGCCATGAATGACTACGGGTCGAACTTCTTCGCCGGCGGCGGCGTTCCTCCTCTAGCTCTAGAAGGCCCTTTGCCTCAAGGCGGGGCCGCCATGCAACGGGCGATGGGTGATATTCATCGCGCAATTGATGAAGCCCGAAAGAGCGAAAAGCCGATCTTTCCAATGCCGCCTGGCCACAAGTTGACCCAGGTTGGCTATGACCCCGCCAAGGGCCAGATGATCGACGCGCGCCGCTTTCAGGTCGAAGAAATCGCCCGCACTTGGCAACTTCCACCTGTATTCTTGCAGGATCTTACGCATGCTAGTTTTTCGAATGCGGAACAGCAGGATCTGCATCTCGTCAAGCACCTGATCATGCAATGGGCCAAGGCTCTCGAAGACGAGATGAACCTGAAGATATTCGAGGTCGCGGGTGGTACGCGTTACATCCGTCACAATCTGGACGGGCTTCTCCGTGGTGACTTCAAGAGCCGCATGGACGGTTATGGGGTGGCAATCCAAAACGGTATCCGGACACCAGATGAAGTGCGTTCTCTGGAAAACTTGCCAGCCAAGGGCGGGGCGGCGGATCAGCTTCATATTCAGGGTGCCACCGTTCCGTTGGGGACGCAACCGGCGATCGCTCAACCCCCTGCCAACGACAATTCTGTTGAGGAAAATGCTGCAGCATGACCGAAATTGAAAAACGTAGTGGGTCTCTCGGCGTAGAGACCCGCGCAGACGACAAAAAGCGTGTGTTGACCGGGTACGCGGTTATCTGGAACAGCAACACGACCATCGGCGACTATTTTGTCGAGCGGATTGCACCCGGCGCATTTTCCGGGTCGATGGGCGGCGACATCCTGGCCCTTCTGCATCACGATTCTGGTCGTGTGCTGGGTCGTACCAAGAGCAACACGCTGAGGCTGAAGGAAGATGCCCGCGGGCTTCACGTCGAAATCGATGTGCCCAACACCACCGACGGTAACGATCTATGGGAACTGGTCGAGCGAGGTGACATCACGGGCATGTCCTTCGGAATGCGGGTAACGAAGCAGGAATGGGATGATACAGGCGCGATACCTCATCGCACCATTCTTGAGGCGGAGCTTTTCGAAGTCACTGCCACTCCCACCCCCGCTTACGAAGACACTCATCTGGCGAAACGCTCATTAGATGCGTGGCGAGCCGAGGCGGATGCGACTATAGCGCGGCGCCGAGATGAAAATCGAACGGCAGCTGCCCGCCGTATCGCTGAGAAACGCGCCTCTTTTGAACAGAGAATTCGCGGCATCGCCTGATGTCGTGACCATTACCCGGCATGCCGGAGGGTCTGCATGGCAGGCCAGAGCAAAACCGTTATCTTCAAGGAAAATCTAATGTCTCTTACCGAACTGCACGAGCAGCGCGGCCGTCTGGTCACGCAGGCTCGCGAAGCCCTCGACGAA